CCTCCAATAATATCGAAGAGATTGATGTTGCCATCTGCCTTAGCAGTACTGACCTTGGTTGCACCACCACTAACGTCGAAGAGTACTGTACCTGACTTATCACCACTACCCGTAACAATAGCAACACCAGATACAGATCCAGTAAGTCTAATGAGTGCTTTGTTATCTGGTGTTTGTGCAACAATAGCTTCTGCACCTGTACCAGAAATGCCGTACAGTACAGTACTTGCAGGAGTTGAAGGAACGAATTTCTCTTCTGCAGATCCACTGATTTCTGCCTTACCTTCAAGTCCGAAGATGGTACTTTGTGGAGCCTGACTAAACCAGTTGGTTCCAGATGCAGTAATAGTACCAGAACCAGTGTAACATGGAGTGGTTCTACTAACTGACTCAGCAAGTTTGAATATACTACCAGAACCAGTGTAATGGAATGGTCTAGATTCTGAAGCACTAATCCCCCAAGCCTGATACTCATGTAGAGATATCTGACCACCAAATTTCCTTTCTATTACACCACGATCTTCTTCAGAAGTATGTGATGCAGTTATACTGCCATAATCTGCATATGTTAACTGGTCAACATCACTGAATGACCTTTCCTTCGCATTTGTATCTACAACAGTATCATCAAACGTGACAGTCTGATCATCGAAGGAAGAACCTTCTCTGACTGTTACTACGCCATTATCCTCGGAATCCCAAACATCGTAGGGATCACGAGAGTATTCATATACTACTCTCTCTAGTTGATATCCTCTTCTTGCTCCGCCTTTAATCTTGGCGGCATTCTTAATAGTTGGTAAATATGCGTCTTGGTATGGAGTTGACGTACCACCACTAAAGGTTCCAGTACCACTACCTGCATATGGATAAACTTGATCTAGATCCGTTGTAGCAGTTTGACTTAGCTGCGCTACAACACCTGAACCTGTATACTTTGCTCTACCGAATGATTCATTAGCTACACCAGTGGTGTAGAAGATGACTGGCCCAGCCGCTCCGAGATCTGGTATAACCAGTCTCTCCAGTCCGTGGCCTATCTCAAATATAGTACCTGAACCAATCCAAGGTCTAACAGGATTGGTGAGTGCCGCAGCACCTACATCGTACAGTACAGTGTTATCTGCTGGGAATATAACCTGAGATCTGGATCTACCAAACTCATCTCTTCCATCTACTACATTTATTGGGCCGAATGGTACTATATCGGCATCGTATATTATCCGTCCCCACTCATCTACATTGAAATAATTTGCATCTCTTTCAATTATAGCAGTCTGATTTATATCGCCATAGTCAGTTATCGTCGCATGACCTACGGTAATTAAACCTGCGTCCTCTGCAACAAATTCATCGATCTTCGTATTGTCGTAGACAAATACGGTCAAACCTTACCCCCGATAATTAAAAAGGGGCCCACTTTGATATAAAGTAGACCCCACATATTGATATTTAGCGTTTCTATTAATCGAGTGCCACGTTCAGAGTGATCTTAATTTGGTCACCGTTGTTCTGAATGTTGTAAGGACCATTTGTGAATCTCTCAGCGTACATTATACTTGAGTATAGTGTAGCAGTATTCAGTCCGAGTACACCGTTAGATGTAGCAGTCATTGATGGAGTTGTTACAAACTCATCTGCGTTAGGTACATCGAAGATTGTGTAAACATTAGACTCAAGAGTCGTGTTACCTGCACCAGCGTTAACATAAAGGATGTCTCCAGCCTTAAGTCCGTGGTTAGTAATAGAGATCTTACCGAAACTGAATGTAACCGATGGGTCAGTAGCAACCTGAATGTTGTCTACCAATGACTTATCGAGGTAAATTGTCCGTAAACTTCGGTCAATTCCGATTATTCGAGTTCCTGTTGCAACCCCAGCGTTACCTGCAACGTACTGACCAAGTGTTAGATCATCGATGCTAACCTGTGGGTCAATGGTGAGGTAAGAGTTACCAACAATACCGATACATGGGTCAGTATTATTTCCTTTAGTGACGGTAGTTCCGATTCCAACGCTTGCACTGTGAACAACACCCTGTACGGCAACAGGCATATTGTTTGCACGAGTAACGTAATATCCGTAGATGTTACCTGCAGGTCCAGTGAAGGTGAAAGTCTGTTCTGGGTATGTAGCAGTTGTACCACTACCAACGTTCTTAATAACCCATCTTGATCCATTCAACAGTATTCCGTACTGCTGGTTGTAATCTTGGTCTCCTCTGTTGTTTACACAGACTGGATAACCAGTATTTGCGGTTGTACCATAACCATTTACGTTACCATCAATATATGGTTCAAAGTATGCTGTAGCAGTTGGTACATCTCCCTCTGCAGGAGTTGTGTTACTTGTAAAGAGTTTCAGTACAAGGTTGCGTGGTGAGTTATCTTCTAGATCTGCAACAAAGTTATTCTGTGCGATAAGATAACGCAGCGACTCAATTTCACCAATATTAGGAACGAGTAATGCCATTGAAAACTACCTCTGAAGGGGTTAGAACGTTAAGAACTATACTTATTTATAATTTTAATTTTAGAGAGATCAGCAATCTCCTAATGTCAGTGACGCTGATCACACTAAAATTGAGAATATCACCAGCCACAATAGTGGTCGTCCAATTATTTAGGACATCATCAAAGTATTTATTAGTATTTGATAATTGCACTCTAGTAGCAGCTGTTATACTGTTAAAACTAGGATAATCTGCATAGGTGCATTTTGATATATCGAAGACGATATCACCAGTCTGATCAGACAAAACTCTAATGTTTTCTATGACTCCAGTGACATCTATAACCAATTTACCTTTATCACCCGCTTGCATTGGCAGACTTCCACTATCAATTACATAATTGACAGTTCTCGTGAGGTCTGCAGCTGCAGCAAGAGCAATGACTACTATGTCATCTCCTCCAGTTGGAGCGGTTGTGAATACGATCTTATCACCAGAGATATTATAATCTGATGCAGGATCTAAGAAAAGACCGTTTTTGGTTACAATAAGTTGTTGGTTATTATTGGGAGTATATGGTGCTCCCTGATCATTTAAAGAAAATGTAACCTCTGCACCATCTTGTGCAGGAGTTTTGCCTAATACGATATTACCGTATTGAATTGACTTCGAGGGAATCTCGTAATCTACCCCGACATTATAACTGCCAGGATCATTAAGCGTTACTAGATAATCTGCCATTATGTTACGCCTGGGATTACAAGAACATTTCCTTGAATGGGTCTAGTTTTATACGCATTAGGCGATGTTAAAACTAAATCATAAACATATCGTCCACCTTCTATGACATTAGTAGTTGTACTAGCTAATGCTACTTTTATTTGACCACTAACTCTATTAGGAAAAGTTACTATGAAAGCATTATATTTCGTGGCAGAAGGATGCTTTCTAATTTTAGCTTCTCCAGTATAACCAGTTAAATTTAAAGCAGACGAATTCTCGTTTTTAACCGTGAATGTTGCCTCAAAATCTACACCCTGATCGAGAACTAAATTGATGTTCCTTGCTGTCATCTTTCAAAAAGGAGGATTTTAGTTATTTATCACAACTTAGTCAAAACCTGTTTTAACAAGTCTTTAACTTCATCAATCTCATTCTTTAGGTTATCAATATCTTTCTTCTGAGTTGCTAAATCATCGATCTCAGCAATTCTTCTTTTTTTAAGATCCAAGTATGAATTATACTCAGAATCGGAACAATTTAATATTGCTCCTGATTCCTGATCCCTGTAGAGGGATCCGCTATTTTCAACTTTTATTTTATTCATTAAATCGATGCAATAGCTCTCAAGTCACGGATCTTAGGAACATGTGCGAAATTAGTTCCACTCATAATGATCTTAATCTGGAATCCATTGAACTGTGGTAGATTCTTAGCATTAAATTCATATTCTTTGAAATCCGTATTAGTTGCAGAAGAAAGAATCCTTCTATCAGGTTTTCCATTATTCTTAGCAACATCTATTGGATTGCCATTAGAGTCTAAGTTATCGAAGCCAGGGAACAGTTCAAATAACTGATACTGTGGCGGAGCATCTATTCTGAATATCCTGTACAGAACTCGGATATCATTAGTAGCATGTCTGTATGCGTCAAACATAACCTTAAGGCCATCAGCAGACTTCTCTAGATTTACAATCTTAGAGAGGTAAATTGCAGCACTAGGATCTTGGTTTAGAGAATTAACTCTACGATCTGATGCATAATCAGTAACCTTAGAGTTGATTCTATCCATGATAGTAATCATATTAACTCTATCCAAGTCAATCATTGGACTTACTTTAGAATCTTCAGTACTTAAGTAGGTCTGTAAATTAAATGATTTTCTTCCCTCAAAATCAACTAGTTTATCTAATTCATTTTGTTTAGAAGCAATCACTCTTGGAGAACTTAAGAAGTTATTACTGTTTAATGATATTGCCTCATATCCTTGGTCAACAAATGCAGTAGCAGTTCCATCGGGACTATTACCACTAAATGTTCTTATCTTTCCTTCAATGTTAGTTCCTTCTGGAAGAAGGGTAGCAACATTAGGTCTAACAATATTGAATGGGATATTCTGAGTTGCCATTGGGCCATAAGGAACACCAACTTGAACATATTGTTGATCATAACTACCAGCAGACTTAGTTTCACTAAAGAATAACTCTGGGAGTCCACTAGCATTTCCAGTTGCTCTGTCAATACCTCTACTAGAAATACCAACCTTAATCCAATAATTATCAATATCAATTGGATACTTACTGAGATCAGTATCAGAGAACTTATGAGTTGTGTTAATCCTTCTTAGGGATACTCCATTTATCTCATACTTGAAGATCTTATCATTAACATTATAATCTCCAGACTTAGTATCATCAACTGCTCTTGTAATAGAGTTTATAGTAGAAGTACTTGTAGTTACTCCAGTATATTTGATAATTTCATTTCCGATCTTAATATAGCCTGGGTTAGTACTATTGACTTCCACATTTTCAAATGAAGTGAAGATACCAACAGCAGTAACAGTCATATCTTCTGTACTTGCAGAATCAACTGAAGATGTAAGTTTTTCTGGTTTCACATCTGCTTCTACTCCAGTAAGAGTAACTAAATCTTTCTCAGAATACATACCATGATTCTGATGTCTAACTCTGAAGTGTAAACCATCTGATATGTTATTCAAGTAAGTAATAGAACCACCGTTAACTATACTAGTTCCACTGCCACCAACATAAACAACAGCAGATGATGAATCAACTTTAGGTTTGCCCTGAATATTATCAAGAACTAAAGTATTAAATGCACTAATAACACCAACGTTATTTGGAATTGATAGACGTAAATCTTTACCAAAGCCACCAGTATTAGTTGCACTAACAGTCAGAACATCACCAGCAGAGTATCCCGTTCCACCGATAGCAACTGTTGCAGCAACAGCAACTCTGTTATTAACGTGGAGATTAACTGTAGCACCAGTTCCTCTACCATATTCTGATACAAGAGGAACACCAGAGTAAACAACCGATGTTGCAGCAAATCCAGTACCAGCATTTGTTACATTAAGAGCACTTCCAACACCAATTGCACCAAGAACCCTATTCAAGTTTGCCTTGAAGTTTGGATTATTCTGTTGATAAATTGTTGTTCCTTCTGTCAACCCTGTTTGTTCTGCGGATGTGAGACTCTTTCCAAGTCCAATAACAGCATTATATGCAAGAAGATCTAATGGGTTTGGAGCAAGAGATACAATCTGTCTGTTTCCAATATCTAGATCTGGGTTGTAGAAATTAACTCTACCTTCATCAGAAGTAAAGTCTGCCCTATAAAGATTAAACTTAAGGTCTTCTAACTGACTTGGATCCCATGTAGCACCGTTCTGCGATTTAAATAAGGAACCGAGTAAAGGTTGTTGAGATACGATTATCTTCTCAGAGTCAGCAGAATTAAGTGTTGTTATGTCCTCTTCACCCATCCTTGAGATATAAACGTAATATTCGTTAGATGCAGATAGAAGAACTAAACAATATTCACCACCACCCTCTACATATACGGGAGCAGGGAATGTGAATGTTGTGGGCTTAGATCCATCTGTAGATAGAACAACTTGATCGGGATCAAGAATACACTCACCGAATGGTAAGATTTCCTGAGTAGGTAAACCAGTTTGTAGGGTTCTTACTTGTAAGGTAACAGGTAACTCATTTGTATCTTTTGCCTGGAAGTAGACATCACACTTGGTAAGGAATACTCCATTAATATCAGGAACTTCAAATGATTGTGCAAGAGGGTCAACCCATCTTGTCTGAGTTGTAGATCTGTTAGAGAATGTAGTTCCTACAGTTAATCTCTTACTTGTATCGGTAAGAGTTCTATCTTCAGATGAAGGAATTCTTTGAACATCGGCATTTCTCATCCGCAATGTGGATGCCTCTACAGTCTGTAATGTACCAGATGCAGTAAAGTTAGCTTCACCAGAACTATCAGTAAATCCAGAGATAGTGGAGTTAACTGGACTGGTTGATAATGTAAATGTCTTAGTACCAGTATTAAATGTTGGGGCAGAAGGAACAGTTGGGTCAGGTAAGAATAAAGATCCAATAAGTGTTCCTGACTTATCAGTAATAAGTCTAATTGCAGTTACAGTCGCAATAGCACCACTAGATTGTCCAACAAGTTTCATATTAGTGGTTATGTATCCATAGAATCCAGATGCAGACTGAAGTTCTAGAGATGCAGTATCAACGTTTAAAAGTGTAGTTGTTGATGAATAAGTAGATGAAATACTTGAAGCTGGGTCATATGGATTCTGTTTATAAACCTGATCAGGATTATTGTAAGGCCCATACTTGTGATTCTGATTCGCTAACCTGAATCTGATCGCATCTGTATTTGAGTTTGGACGACTTCCTTCGACAACTTCACCAGCACCGAATGTGCCACTAACCATTGTAATTTCTACAAGTTTAGGTATGACATACTTCTGCATGTCAATGTTATCAAAGAATGGATAGAGTCTCGTATTAGGCTTAAGTCTCCTAGTAACAAATTCAATATTCCTTGACCGCATTGTAGCGATAACTTCAGTATTAACTACCTTATCACCGAGACTTGTAGTATCAAATCTTTCTCCAACTCTAAACTGAATACCTTGTCTAGTTTGGTTAGTTGTAGTTGTAGTTGTTTGCTCTTTGAAATCAGTCTTAGCATCTTGATAATTCTTTGTTGTAGTAACAGGAATACCCTTTCCACAAACATACTTACCACGTACTGTTGATGTACCTGTAAGGGATGTTTTTGTTTGACTGTATAGTGATGGGCCCATTGTGGAACTTTGACCAGTCCAAGTGGTTTCCCATGATCCCCAATCAACAGGTGAAAGTCCAGTGTTACTATCTGCACCAGTCATTCCCATTGAGGAGTTATAACTGCCCTCAATGTCATACGTTGCAGAAGTTCTTCTCGTTTCAATCCATGTGTCTGTTGCAGGATTTAATTCAACTTGACCAATCCAGTTAACAACAGCAAATGGGTTTACATTCTCAATTCTTGTTGCAAATTTGTTCTCAAGATAAACAGTATCGTCGTAGTTCAAACATACAACATCACCAATTCTCTTGACATTACTATCACCTAAATCTTGTGCAAATCTATAGTCTGCAGATGGATTTGAAGATGTTGCAGCACCAACAATAGCTTCAGATCCTAGTAATAGGTCGATAGAAGTTGTATAGTGTTGTGGTCTCAATCTTCCATCAACAGGATCGATAGAAGCCTTATATTGACTATTAGTTACATCACCAGAACTTACTGACTTA